AGATTTTCCATAGGGGAAGTCATGATGGACTTAGAGAACTTTGGGAAACTCGTGGATCGGACCTTACAATTGAACGATTAATGGAATATGATCCGTATCTTGGTAGAATTGCTGGTGGTGATCCACCTCCTTCTGTTGATTAAATCTTAACAAAATTTTAGTTGACATAATCATAGTAATATGTTACAATAAATACATTCAAGTGATGATACCTCAATTACTCGTTGACTCACTGAACACGGAGTTTGTCGAAACTCCTTACATCCGCAGGTAAAACTCTGCGAGAAACTTAGAGGTACAATTATGTTTAAATCCGCAATCGCAGCTGTTGCAGCTGCACCTTTCCTTGCCACCGCTGCGTTCGCTGGCCCTTATGTAAATGTAGAAGCTAATGCTGGTCTTACTGGCTCTAACTACACTGGCACAGTCACCGAAGCACACGTTGGTTATGATTTTGCTCTGAGCGATACCGTTAGTGGTTATGCTCAAGTTGGTCCTGCTCTGCTCACTCCCGATGGTGGTAGTGCAAAGACTAAAGTGTCTGGTAAGGTTGGTGCTACCGTTGCTGCTGCAGAACGTGTTAGCGTCTACGGTGAATACTACTTCCTGACTGGTGATAAACTGACCAGTAATGTGAAAGCAGGTGTGAAGTATTCCTTCTGATAACTCACTCATAAGATAATAGATGGGGGTTGACAAACAACCCCTTTTTTAGTACCTAGATATTAAAGATCATTTGAGATTAAATGGAGTTCATCTATATTAGAGATAATGCAATGTCTCAACTTAACTGTGAGAGATGCATAAAATTTTTTGAAATTAATAAAAAAAAGCAGTATAGAGGAATTACGACAATCGGGTATTCCCCCGAAGCAAAAGATTCCTTTGATTGGTATAAAAAGTTTGAAGACAAGGATGCTGTAGATGAAATTATACTTGACGTTCTTGAAGAACATACTAAAGAATATAAAAAAATTCATCCATCAATTGACCTGTTGACGTGTAGATGGTCTGTTTTTCACAGCTATAATATACAAAAATATCTCCCTGGCGGCGGATTTAAAATATGGCACTGCGAAAATAGTTCCCCCGAGGGCCGCAGTTCAAAAAGAGTGTTGGTGTGGATGATATATTTGAATGATGTTCCTGATGGTGGGACGATGTTTATGGAGCAAAATTTTACATGTGAAGCAAAAGCCGGAAGAATTGTGATATGGCCTGCTTATTGGACACACACTCACAAAAGTCAAGTCAGTGAAACCACATCAAAGTACCTAGCAACTGGGTGGTATTCCTATGATGAATCATAGATAATAGAAGATTAAATTACTCATTATGCCTAGAGGTCAACTGACTAAAGAAGCTATAAAATATGAAGTTCTCAAACTTAAATTGGACTTAGATAATCAGTGGATGAATAAATCTGAAGGACACGATCCAAAATGGTTGGCCCACTATTATCTGAATAAAGTGTTAGATAAAATACAAGAATACAACTACTGAGTTAGAGTTCTCTAACATAGACGCTTGACATGCCTTTACTTTTCCTATATAATTACGTAACAATCTGTAATAAAACTACAATGACTGTAACAACAAATGAGCGTGGTCAACAAAACATGTGGGCGACTGAGCCTACTATGTACTACGAAAACTACGGTATGGATTCCCCCAATCAAGTAAAGGAGAAAGTTAATGGACGCTGGGCTATGGTCGGCATTATTGCTGGGTTCATTTCTTATGCTCTCACTGACAAGTTCTTCTTCGGAATCTTCTGATAAGTGATTGACAATGGCACAAATTATCTTTACAATTACTAGTATTGCTTTCTTCGTTTTGTTGACAGCATCAGTAGAAAAGGTTTGCGAGACTTATTGATGGTACTTACTTACATTGGAATTCCTGCTCCAGAAATGTTAAAGGATGATCCTTGGTTTGGTCCTGCTCCAGAAACAGAAAAATCTTTTGCTTTTAAAAAAGCAAGACAACAAGCAGAATTAGATAATCAAATTTTGGCAGAATTTTTCGAACCCAAATCTAGGGAACCAGAAAATATTCATCAAATTATCTATGAAATTGCAACTAAAAATGTTGCAACTACGATCTCTTTAAATCCACTTCCTTCTCTTGGGGGTTCTGAAAACTTCCAAGATGGGTGGATGTCTGGGGCTGGGATTCACAATAAAAAATTTTAAGAACTACCATGACACACATTTTTGCACTTTTATTTGCTGTGTTACAATTTGTCCAAGTACCACAATGGGATAATGATTGGAAAAAATGTTCGGTTGCCGTACCTGACACTGCTTGTCATTGGTACGTCGTCAATCCTGATAATACATTCGGCAAGGGATTTTCTTGGATTACCGCGCCCGTCTACGACGTTGCAGCAGTGTATGACATTGGAAAAACCCATGACCTCACCGTCGCAAATGGATACCAGACTACGGTAGAATTAATGAATGCCGAATCTGGACTAAAGTATGGAGATGATTACTGATGATTGGAAATCTTGAACCAGAGGAAAGAGTGATGTCCCCCAGACCCACTCGCACCTCCGATATGCTTGGACAATTTGCCCTTGCTCTTCAAAAACTTGGATGGGACGCTGACGATGAACTCTCTGTAGAAATCGCTGGCGCATCGGCAACAGGAACCGCAACTCATCCAGACGCTAATGCTAAGTGGGCAAAACCATTTGGAACTGTAACGTATCAGAACGATGCCTTTATTGTCATCAAAAATAAAACCAGAAGTCCTATGGTTTTCTCCCAACCTAATCCTGAACTCAAACAACAACACCCCTATCAAGGAGAAACAAAATGAAATTCGGATTCACCCCTGAGGCAGAAATCCTCAACGCTCGCCTGGCAATGCTCGGTTTCGTCATTGCTGTTGGCACTTATCTCACTACTGGCCAGATTATTCCTGGTGTGTGGTGATATAGATAGAGGGGTAAACTCCCCTCTTTTTTTATGCATATATGCATTATAGGAACAGGAACTGCGGGACTAATGGCCGCAGGAGTGTTTGCATCCAGAGAATATGTAACAAAGGTAACTCTGATTGGATCGTCACGAATACCTACTATAGGAGTAGGGGAGTCTACTACATTAAATTTTGAAGAAACAAATAGAATTTTTGTAGAAGATTACTCCGAAATGGTAAGGGAGATTGATGGGGCTCTCAAATATGGTGTGTATTATGAGAATTGGAATCTTGGAAAGGGATGGATAAATTATTTCAAATCTAGATGGCAAACAGAAACCAATGGAATAAGTTTGTGGGACTACAATTTAATTCTTGGTAATTTGCCAAAAAATATTCATGTTCATGACATCTGTGCTAAGAAGATGTTTGAATATGCAGAAAAACATCATGTCGTATTAGATAGAAAATTGTATCAGGATACGGATTATCCAACCTCCTGGCACTTTGATGCTGGAAAATATATCTCTTACATTACCAACCTTCATAAAAAAAATTCAAAGATAAATTTTATTGTCGATACTGTTGTTGACTGTCAGTTTAAAATAGAAAATAATATTGAAGTCATATCCAAAGTAATTTTAGAATCTGGTGTAGAATTAACCGCAGATTTTTACATTAATTCTACTGGTGGTTCTGATATTAATGAGAAAGTATTTAAGGAAAAATACATTTCATTATCAGATAGACTATTAACGGACAGAGCTCTTTTTTATCCACTAGAGTTTTCCGATAAGAAAAAACAATTCCACCCATATACAGTTGCAAAGACAATGAACTGTGGGTGGAGGTGGATAACACCAACTTATTCTAGGATTGGTACTGGGTATGTCTTTAGTACAAAGTACATTTCTGATGAAGATGCCATCAAAGAATTTGTGAATGATATTGGAGATCCTAGTATTGTGCCTAATGTAGTTGATTTTATTCCTAGGTATAGTGCTCACACTCTTAAACCCAATAGTATTACCATTGGTATGGCAAATGGATTTATGGAACCTTTGGATGCACCAGGATTATCAGTTACTTCTATGAACATATTGGATCTTTTGGAATATTTGGATGAGTATCCTAATAGAAAACACATTATGAATGGAGTTCATAATCCAAATCATGAATGGAATAGTATTATAAAAAGACAGAATAGAAAGGTATCCGTATTTTATGAATTCTGGTCTTCTTTTGTATTTGCTCAGTATAAAAATTGTCATAGAAGAGATACTAAATTTTGGAGAGATTATACATCACTGGAATCTGATCACTATGATGACATCTATTCGCATCTCCATAGTAAAGAGTACTGGGATTATTATGGATTGCCTCCCTACATTTTCCAACAGACATTGGCCGGAAGAAACGTTTCTTGGGAAACTTACACTACAGAAGTTCCTTTTCTTTTGAGAGAACGAGAAGCTGAGACTATGCATCATTTAGATTACGTTGAACTGGTAAGGGACGAGAAGGTTTTTATCTGACTTGCCATGGCGACAAAATTGTAGTATGATAAATAGGTAAACAAATGTAAAGGGATTTAAGGATTTCCTAACATTGTACACACCCGCTAACCGAGACCTATGGGTGTCTAAGAACGTCTCTCATATCCCCCTTGAGGGTGGGGGGAGCATAGTACGAACCACCATTTCCCTGATGGTCTTACTAACTTTTCAAACAAATGACTGCTACTATTGCACAACAAAGACAACTGAATACTTGGGATCAATTCTGCAGTTGGATCACCAGCACCGAAAACCGTCTCTATGTGGGTTGGTTCGGCGTTCTGATGATTCCTACTCTGCTTGCCGCAACAATTTGCTTCATCGTTGCATTTATCGCTGCTCCTCCCGTGGACATCGATGGTATCCGTGAACCAGTCGCTGGTTCTCTTCTGTACGGTAACAACATCATCTCTGGTGCTGTGATTCCGTCTTCCAACGCGATTGGACTTCACTTCTATCCCATCTGGGAAGCTGCCTCTCTGGATGAGTGGCTATACAACGGTGGACCTTTCCAACTGGTGATCTTCCACTTCCTCATCGGCATCTATGCTTATATGGGTCGTGAGTGGGAACTCTCCTACCGTCTGGGTATGCGTCCTTGGATCTGCGTCGCCTACTCTGCACCTGTTGCTGCTGCGTCTGCAGTGTTCCTGGTGTATCCTTTCGGTCAAGGTTCTTTCTCTGATGCGATGCCTCTGGGTATCTCTGGCACATTCAACTATATGCTTGTGTTCCAGGCGGAACATAACATTCTGATGCACCCCTTCCACATGCTTGGAGTTGCTGGTGTGTTTGGTGGTTCTCTGTTCTCTGCGATGCACGGTTCACTCGTGACCTCTTCGCTGGTTCGTGAGACTACCGAGAATGAGTCTCAGAACTATGGTTACAAGTTCGGTCAAGAGGAAGAGACCTACAACATCGTGGCAGCCCACGGTTACTTCGGTCGCCTGATCTTCCAATACGCATCGTTCAATAACTCACGTTCACTACACTTCTTCCTGGCTGCTTGGCCTGTGGTTGGCATCTGGTTCACCGCTCTTGGTGTGTCCACGATGGCATTCAACCTCAACGGTTTCAACTTCAACCAGTCTGTGATTGATTCACAGGGTCGTGTGCTCAACACCTGGG